CAGCCGTTTGGTGACGGTGTGACCGCCAGTGTGGATGACTTCGACGAACTGGACGACGTTTCAGCCGAAGACTTCGTTTAAACAATCTGGGCGGCGTGTAAAAGCGCCGCCCTTTTTCACCTCAAAATGAAAGGGGCTACTCCCCATGACTAAAGAAATTTGCAGCGTTGCTGAATGCAACGAGAAATCTTCTTGCAAGGGCATGTGTAATAAACACTATCGGCGAGCAAGAAAGTCGCTATCAAAAGCCAAGGCCCAAACAAAAACATATATGCTTTGGGCGGCTATGCGTCAGCGATGTTCAAACCCGAACAGCAAGGGTTTTAAGAATTACGGCGGGCGCGGAATATTTGTTTGCAACAGATGGTCTAGTTACAAAAACTTCCTCCATGACATGGGGGAAAAGCCAGAAGGCTTGAGCCTCGACAGGGTTGACAACGACGGGCCGTATTCGCGAGAAAACTGCCGTTGGGCCACTCACATTGAACAAGCAAATAACCGCAGAAAAAGGCAAACCCTATACGAAACTGGTATTTCAAGACGCAAATATGGCTATTCTGTATCTTTGAAAAACGTGTATATCGGCCACCGCAAAACATTAGAAGATGCCGTACTATTGCGAGATCGTCACGAAAACGCCAACCACGGGCGGGCCGCAAAATGCTGATTTTTGATTGCGAGGTGTATTCCAACTTTTTTCATGTCGCGTTTATGAACGCAGACGAAAAGGTCGCCAGTGTTGAAATGCGCAACGATGGCAGGTTGGATGTCGCCAAGCTGGGCCGCCTGATGCGCAGCGACGTGCTGCTTGGTTTCAACAACCATTCTTATGACAACATCATGGTTGCCGCCGCTTTGGAAAACCGAAGTTGCTCAGAACTGAAAACCCTGTCCGACCTAATAATTCTGAGCAACCTGCCATCTTGGCGTATCGCGCAGGACGAAGGCATCCAGACACCGAAGGGCTGGGACACTATCGACATCATTGAAGTGATACCCGGTCAGGCCAGCCTTAAAATCTACGGCGCGCGGATCGGGGAGCGCAAGCTGCAAGATTTGCCTTATCCGCACAATGCCGCGCTGACTGATGATCAGATGGACGAAGTTGCAAAATACTGCGCCAATGACCTGCGTGTCACGAAGGCGCTGGCAGACAAGATCGCACCGCAGTTGAGCCTTCGCGCGGACATGGGCGCGCAATATGGTGTTGACCTGCGCAGCAAATCAGACGCGCAGATTGCCGAGACGGTTTTGAAGTCTGAGATTGAGGCGCTGTCTGGGAAAACCCTGCGGCCACCCAAAATGGAGGGCGGCGCAAAAGTGCGTTATCGCGACCCGAAAATTGTCAGTTTCGATGACCCTGAAATCACCGCTATTTTCAAACGCATCTGTGCGCATCACTTTACGCTGTCGGGCAGCGGCTCTGTGCAGATGCCTGAATGGCTGTCTAGCACCAAGATCAAGATTGGTGCGGCATCCTACCAGATGGGCATCGGCGGGCTGCACTCAACCGAAAAGGGGCAGGGCGTCAAAGCTGGTGATGACCATGACCTGTTTGAACTGGATGTGGCCTCTTATTACCCAAGCATCATTTTGCAGCAGGGGCTTGAGCCTGCGAACATGGCGGGTCACTTCCTGCCTGTTTATCAAAGCATCGTGACGCGGCGGCTTGAGGCAAAGCGCGCCGGTGACAAAGTGGCTGCCGATACGCTCAAGATCGTGGTCAACGGCTCGTTCGGAAAGTTGGGCAGCAAGTGGTCGAATTTGTATGCGCCAGACTTGATGATCCAGACCACGATAACCGGGCAGCTTTGCCTGCTGATGCTGATCGAGCGCCTTGAGGGCATCGGTGCGACCGTGGTCAGCGCCAACACCGATGGCGTTGTGATTTTTGCGCCAAAGTCCATGGCAGACGCGATTGAGCAAGTTGCCTTTGATTGGCAGATCGACACGTCATATGAACTTGAGCGCACCGATTATCGGGCGCTGTATAGCCGCGACGTGAACAACTACATCGCCGTGAAGCCTGACGGCAGCACCAAGGCCAAGGGCGTCTTTGCGCCCGCCGGGTTGAGCAAAAACCCAGACTTCCCGATTGTTGCAGAAGCAGTGGCCGCGCACGTATCGGGGCAGGGTGATTTTCGCGACGTGATCAACAACTGCACCGATGTCACCAAGTTCGTCAGCGTGCGCAAGGTGACAGGTGGTGCGACTTGGCAGGGGCAATTCTTGGGCAAGGCGGTGCGCTTCTATTATTCCAGCGGCGTCGATCAGAATGATTGCATTCACTACGCCAAGAACAGCAACAAAGTGCCGCGATCAGACGGCGCGCAGCCCATAATGGACCTGCCGATCGCGTTCCCTGACGATGTTGAAAAAGAGCGCTATGTTGGCATGGCGATGCAAGTTTTGAAGGGGATCGGGTATGCTTGAGCGAGACATTGAGCGCGCCCTTGTGCGCCGCGTAACGGCACTGGGCGGTATGTGCGAAAAGTTCACATCGCCGGGGCGGCGCTCTGTGCCTGATCGACTGATTACAATGCCCGGTGGGCATATCATCTTTGTGGAACTGAAGGCACCGGGCAAAAAGCCGACCGAATTGCAAAAGCGCGACCACGCTAGACGCAGGGCGTTGGGCTGCGACGTGCGGGTGATTGATACAATGGAGGGCGCAAATGCCTTTGAAGCGTGAAAACCTGCACCCGTATCAATCCCGCTCCGTCGATTATATTATAGACGAAGGGCGCTGCATGCTGGCTTTAGACATGGGCCTTGGTAAAAGTGTGTCCACCCTGACCGCGATCAGCGATTTGGTTGGCGCGGGCATTGTTGGCAAAGTGTTGGTGATTGCGCCGCTGCGTGTATGCAATTCTGTCTGGGCGCAAGAGGCGCTGAAATGGCAACACACCAATCACCTGCGCGTGTCAGTCGCCACGGGTAGCGCCAAGGCGCGCACCGCTGCGCTGTTTCGCTCTGCGGATGTCTACGTGACGAACAAAGAGAACGTGGGATGGCTCGTTGATCATTATGGTAAAAACTGGCCCTTCGACATGGTTGTGATTGACGAAAGCAGCACTTTTAAAAATAGCCAATCGAAGCGGTTTCGGGCCCTGCGTAAAGTGCTGCCATTTGTTGAACGGCTGGTCTTGCTGACCGGGACACCAAGCCCGAACGGTCTGCAAGACCTGTGGGCGCAGATGTTTCTTGTCGATTATGGTGAGCGCCTTGGCCGCACCCTGACGATGTTTCGCCAGCGTTTCTTCGACAAAGATTATATGGGCTATAAATTTGAAATCCGCGAAGGGGCAGCGGGAAAGATCGAAAAACTGGTTGCTGATAAAATGATCCACATGAGCGCAGCCGATTATTTGAATTTGCCAGAGCGCATCGACATCGACATTCCCGTTGATTTGGGTCCAAAGGCAAAAGATCAATATGACGCTTTTGAAAAAGAAATGTTTGTTGCGCTGGATGATGGCGAGGAAATCGAGGCGATGAGCGCGGCGGTGCTTGCCAACAAACTGCTCCAATTCAGCAATGGCGCGCTTTATACAGACGCCAATGGCGCATGGGCTGAGGTCCACAACGCCAAGCTGGACGCGCTTGCTGATCTTGTAGATGACAACGCAGGCGAGACAATGCTGGTTGCGTACAATTTCAAAAGCGACCTCGCCCGACTGCGCAAGCGCTTTCCGCAAGCTGTTGTGCTGGACAAAAACCAAGACACCATCGACCGCTGGAACAAAGGCGAAATCCCGATGTTGTTGGCGCATCCAGCAAGCGCTGGGCATGGCCTGAACCTCCAAGACGGCGGCGCGATTTGCGTTTGGTTTGGGCTAAACTGGTCGCTTGAACTGACACAACAATTCGACGCACGGCTTCACAGGCAGGGGCAGGGACGCCCTGTGCGCATTGCGCGCCTATTGGGTGCCGGGACGATAGATAGCCGCGTGGCAAGCGTTTTGCGCAGTAAAGACGCCACGCAATCATCGCTGCTTGCAGCACTTAAACCGAAGGATTGAACATGAAACGAAGCGAGACGTTGAATGCCGCCGACCAGTTGATCAACGGCCAGCGGCAGGTTGATTATGGGTCGCCGCAAGAGAACTTTGAAAACATCGCTGTGCGCTGGTCGCAGATCTTGGGCGGGTTTGAGGTTGAGGCGTGGCAGGTCTGTTTGATGATGGCTGACTTGAAGATCGCCCGCCTTGCCAATGGTCCGCACGAAGATAGTTTTGTCGATGCTTGCGGGTATCTGGCGCTGGCCTCTGAACTGGCTGAATAAAAAATACCCGCCGCGAATGTTGCAAGGTTGCTTGCTATCGCGGCGGGCTTAGTCAGGGAGGATAGAGTGGGTTCCTGCATTCTGCATCAATGGCACCGCTCTTGCAATGCTGATTGCCCAACATCGACTTTTTTACATTTAGACCTTTACATACCTTGCGCCCTGTGCGAGAAGGTACGTGAAGCAACGCAAAACAAGGAACTAACCAATGATCAACATGACCAACAAAGCCCGCGCAGCAGCCCGTTCGCTCGCCGTAGCATACGACGCCTTCAACACCGCTCGCAAATGTAATGACGACAACGCCATTCGCGTTTGGGGGAACATGCTTATCGACGCACAGCGCGCCACGGGCGTCGAACTGTACGAAGAGGCTAACATCCGCGTTCACATCAATTTCGCAACCGCATAACCAACCCCAACCCCAGAGAGAGAGACCGAACCAATGAACATTCATCCTTCCCAAGCCGCCAACCTCGCAACGCAATACCACGATGTCATGTTGATGGTCTCCAGCCAGAGCGCATTTCACCTTCCCGTTAATAAATCACCACGCCAAGCGCTCGAAGGCTATCTTCAGGCGTGCAGGGTTTGCGGTGTCACCCTGCACAGCGACGCATGGGAAAAACGAGCAGAGCAGATCGTTGACGAACTGACACAAAAGCGCCGCGACGTTTGGTCAAAAATGCTAGGGCGCGCTCAGTAATGAGCCGCCCCCAACCAACCCCAGAGAGAGAGACCGAACCAATGAAAAATTGCCCCATTGAAGACCTCAGAAAGATCGTAAAGGACGCCGAAGAAATTGGCGTGACCTACATGGTCACAGCCGCAGAAGGCGGCCGGATTGTTGACCTTGATGACGCTCAAGAGAACATTGAAATCGCCTATGACCAATGGGTAGAAAGCCTGAAGTTCTGGCCCCATGATGATGTCATAGTCTGGCAAATTCAGGGTGTCTTTTCGCACGACATCACGCAATACTTCATAGACACCTATTCAGATGTCTGCGAAAACCGCGACCTGCACAACATTTTTAAGTCAAACAGGGAAGGGTAAAACTGTGATATTGAGAGCAACCGTAATGAATATCTTGGACACGCAAACCAGCTTCGCGCGAACGGATGATGGAGAGGAGGTGTTCATCCCTGCCATCA